AACCTTGGACCTCTGCGTCCCAAACGCAGCGCACTACCGGGCTGTGCTACACTGAGAAATTGATTGGATGCGGAGGCAGGATTCGCACCTACGATCTCCAGCTTATGAGACTGGCGGGGACGGCTGACTCCCCTACTCCGCAATGTATTTATGTTATTTTTTGGTGCGTGATAAAAGATTTGAACTTTTGACCTCTACTATGTCACAGTAGCGTTCTTCCACTGAACTAATCACGCATATTTAACAGGATGCTGTTTTGCTTTTGAATGAAAAAAGTTTTTTATTTGCTGGAAGCATCCTTAATCTGGTGGAGGATAACAGAATCGAACTGTTATAAACAGCTTGCAAAGCTGCCGTAATCCCATTATACTAATCCCCCGAAATTTGTGATTGACTACTTATCTCATTATACGCCATCAATCAAGGCGAGTTTCTTTATGGTGCCCTAGGACGGACTCGAACCGTCACGCCTTTCGGCGCCAGAACCTAAATCTGATGCGTCTACCAATTTCGCCACCAGGGCATTTATTCTTTGGCGTACCTCCAAGGACTCGAACCTTGACTGACGGTTTTGGAGACCGCGATGCTGCCATTACACTAGAGATACATATTTGGTCTGTGTGGCAGGATTTGAACCTGCGATTTCCCACTTCCAAGGCGGGTAGATTAAACCAGACTTTCTCACACACAGATAAAACTTGGTACCCCCGGCAGGTAACGCTCCTGCGACTCCGCGTTATCAGCACGGTGTTATACTTTTTAACTAAAGGGGCAATAAATACTATTATGAAAACCTACAAGAATTTTACTCCCTGTGGTTTGAACTTTCACCTATCATTATGTGATGGTGTTTGTTGTATGATTGTATATGATAGATTCTTTTGTGAATACCATATGCAATATTTTACTAATATTAACAAAGCATTAGGCTTTATCAATAATCTATGATTGGTAGATGTAAGTAGATTTGAACTACTGACCTGCTCCGTATGAAGGAGATGCACTACCGCTGTGCTATACATCTATAATTGGTGCGCCCGGAAGGAATCGAACCTCCATCCCTGATTTCGTAGACCAGTGTATTCTCCATTATACTACGGGCGCATTAATAAAACAGGATAGCATCTTTTTTTCATTAAAAGTGAAATTAAATTGTTTGCTGTTGCTATCCTAAAACTGGCAGGGGCTGAAGGTAACGCTCCTTCTCACCTAGTTTCAAAGACTAGTATCTGCTCTTATCGATTTAGCCCCTATTTTTCATATAAACTTACAAAGTCATTTCCATATTTTGACTTAGTGTAAGTTATCATTGGGTACATATCATTCACACTCTGACGAATGTGTGTATTAAAGCACTCTACATGGATGAACCCACTTGTTACCTCTTGTGAAGGATAGAGAATGCTTTAATACGCTTAGATTTTTCACACTAGAAGAAGTGCTTCATCCCTAAGGCCGCCCATTCGCCCATGTTTAAAGTGCAGGCTAGGATCTCGTTTCCTATAACACACTATCTCTCCACTATGCAACTTTGTAGTTGCTTCCTAATTTACCCTTAGTATAACAGAGTATCCATTTACTGTAAACTCTGTCTGTTGTTTTTACACAACACCTAAACAAAAACCCCTGAGTACTTTCGTATCCCAGGGGTTGAATAAATTTGTTATGATGTAACTTGTTATTCTGTTCCCCGGGCACCTCTTTGGTTATCATTGCCGCGAATACTTGTAGGATATGATACCGCGAAGGCTGATAAGGTTTCTATAGACCATAGCCCCGTATGTTTCGGCATGTAACAAGTTTTATTCATCATAGTATTCTATTTAGTCTTGGTTAAAAATAACTGCAAATAACATAGTGTTTTTGCATTTATGTGTGTATTATATAGGGTAATTGATTAGAAGTCAATACTCTATTTACCCAGATTACGAAAGTAATTCGTAATCATCTTTACCACATCCGCACTCGGGACAAACATGGTCATCGGGTAATTGTTCCCATTTACCTTCTATTGTTTCATCGTGGATATGACCACATACTACACATACATGTTCCATTTTACATCTCCTCTAATTTTTGTTGATACGCTGCTGCATGACGTTGTTCAACCTTTGCCAATGCACTAAAACGTTTTTTAGCCTTACTCAATAGTTCTTTGAATTGTTTCGCATGTTCTTTTGATTCTTGGATTTGCATATTTGCTTCATTAGCAAAAACTAAATCACCTTCAAATTCAGCAGTTTCTTTAAAGTTTGGGTACATAGTTTCAAACTCGTAAGTTTCACCGTCGATTGCTAACTGCAAGCATTCCTTGGTAGTTGGTTTTTTAATTAATAATTCCAAATGGCCCCAAGCGTGTAGAATCTCTTGGCCTGCGGTATGTTCAAAATGTTTTGCTATTTCTTCATTGCCTTCTTCTCGGGCAATCTTTGCAAAATACCGATATTTGGTATGTGCTTGTGACTCGCCAGCAAATGCGTCGGCTAAGTTTTGCATTGTTTGTGACATAAATTCTCCTAGTGTGTCTAAAAGTATTTATCTAGTCACAAACACTCAATCTTCTTTTATATGCAATCCATTACTGCGTTTGACTCTGGGATTTCCTACATCTTGATCAAAACGTTGTTCGTGTATAGTCTTGTATCTAAATACTTTTACACTGTGACATACCAAACATTTTGGATTACCGCAATCTAATGCATGATGTTTTGTTAATCTATTTGGTTCTTTAATATACTTTTCATGTCCAACTGATTTAGCAATTTTTAATTGTTTATTGATGGCATTATCATCTTTAAATAAACGGTTACTGTGTTTGATTTTATCTTGCTCGGTACTCATTTAATCCTTTAATAATTGTTGCAATTCACCTTGCTCATACATTTCTGTCATAATGTCTGACCCTCCAATGAATTCTCCTTTAACATACAATTGAGGAATAGTGGGCCAATTGCTGTATTCTTTTATTTGCTGTCTGATATTATTATCTTCTAATACATTTACAGTATAGGGAGATTTTATTCCACATTCTTTAAGAATCTGTATAGCACGACCAGAAAATCCACACATGGGAAACTGTGATGTGCCCTTCATAAATAATACAACAGCATGGGTTTTTACCAATTGGTCAATTTCCATTTAACGTCCAATGTTATTGAGTTTTTTAAGGCTTCTGCATATTTTTCCATCTCAGTGAAGGATATTATGTTTATTTCGGTAATCTTCTACTGCGGCTTTGATGGCGTCTTCGGCGAGGATAGAGCAGTGGATTTTAACTGGGGGTAGGGAGAGTTCTTCTGCGATGACTGAGTTCTTGAGGGCTCCAGCTTCATCCAATGTTTTACCCTTGACCCACTCTGTGACAAGACTTGAACTAGCAATTGCCGACCCGCACCCATATGTCTTAAATTTGGCATCTGTGATTAACCCCGTTTCTTTATCTACTTTAATTTGCAGTTTCATTACATCACCGCAAGCCGGGGCACCAACCATTCCTGTACCCACATCTTCATCTACTTTACTAAAACTACCCACATTACGCGGGTTTTCATAGTGATCTATAACTTGTTGAGAATATGCCATTATTTAGTCTCCTTATTAAAAATAGCTAAAACTTTTGCTTGAATATTCTTAGCAAATTCAGGTTGTGGGAAGTTCCATCCAACAAATGCACCTAACAATAAATATAACAAAGTTTCTAACACAATATGTCTCCTGTATTCTATTTAGTCTTGAGAATTATCTTCTACTACAATCCAGCCTAATTTAAATAAATCTTCACGGATTTCATCTGTCACTACACTTTCAGAAACATGTGCTTTCAAATCAAGGATTTTTTTCTTTTCATGTTCACTCAATGGATTGTTTATTTTTTCATCTATTATATTTTGGTCAATTATCCCACTACAGTACCAATCTATATAATCACCTTCTTCACGCATATCAGCAATGATTCCACCTGCACGTCGCCAGCTACAACTCCATTTTTTCTCGGTTAATATAGGCCATACCTCATTACGGGTAAACTCATTATTGCACATTGCTGCATATAGATGTTGTGCGTAGACTTTATCACATTTGGCTTTCTCTGTAATCCATTCAGTTGTACGCAAGTCATATTCTAAGTTATCTTTACGCCATTCTGAATCTTCTGATAATATTTTATCTTTCTCCCCAGCTTCATTGTAATATTCTATCATTAGTAATGCATTTTCATTGTGTGGATCTTTTTCTAATGTTTCAACATACCGTTTAATAGCAAATTCATGTTTATTGGGACTTCTGTTCATTCTTCACCTTCTGTTTGCTATAGAAAATGTGATTACCAATTTTTGCTACTTGTTTATAGGGCCAGGCTGGATCAATGTTAATTGAATGAAAAAACAAGGTTGTTTTTGGAACAACATCTTTATACATGCCCATCATTGTTTGAAATGCAATCATTTCTGCTTGCTTATATGTTGCGCTTGCTTTATTTAATTCACCTTTTTCTTCACAAACCCAACTAAATTGACATATAACATTTTCATTGATTACTGTCTTTTGGTAGATTACTTTGCATGGTGTTTCAGCAAAACCATGATTAACACGATTTATTACTACGTTTGCAACCGCAACTTGTCCAAGCATTGTTTCCCCACCTGCTTCATAGAAGATATTTTTTGCCATACATGCAACCTGTTTCAAATCAATTTTCTTTAGATTAGCAGTAATTTCTGGAAAAATATATAATGATTGTGTAGGCAAAGGAATAGCCATGCTAGTTAAAAACAGCATGGATATTAAGATTATCTTATTTGTTAATGATAAAAACATAATTTCCTTTCCTGTAGTATACTACAGTTTTAATGATTAACCAAATAGTTTGGTTATTGTACCCAACAATCGCAATTGCAGGTAATTACTTGTTCAATTGCTTGTGCAACTGAAATTGACGATGGTAACAATGATGAATTAGCTGTATTTAGTGCCGGTGGAATTAGATTAGTATAAGGTGATCCTGCTAAACTTCCCGGAACAATGGGTCCTCCGCCTTGACTTGCAGCGTTAACAATTGCGGCAGTAACAGGCGGGTAAAAGAACGGTGAAGATCCTGAAGGTATTTTTACCTGACTTATACCCTGTGTGCCTATACCTATATCAGGGCTTGGCACAGGCAACCCATCAGGTGTTCCTATTCCTAATACTGCTGCAACACTGGAATTTAACGTGGAAACACCAGTATTAACACCAGGTGTTACATCGGGTATATTATCGTCAAGTACTATTCCAACTTCTGATAGCCTCACTTGGTTTCTTTCTGCTCTCATTGCAGCAACAATGCTTTGACCAGCAATCAAATTTAAATTAGAGATAGCTTCTAAGTTTTGTGCAGCTAAATTGGGTGCTGTTAGTATAGCATAGTTAGGTAATAAATCTGTGAAACTATAAATCATCAATGGGTAAGGGAACAAATCACCATTCTTACCAGAAATTCTTGGTGACGGTACCACTTGTAACCCAGTGTCTCTTGCTAGTTGTTCACTAGCTAATTGCGTAGCAGTAGCACTATATAAATCATTTAGTTCAGATGCTTGTCCTGGATGCGTTGTACGTAGCAATGCTATTTCAGCATTAACTAAATCTATCTGGGTTTGCACCGCAGCATTTAATCCCAAGGCAGGACCCTGTGTTGCTGCATAAAGATTACTATATATTGTTGATAGATTTCCCGTAGGCATATTAGATATTGCGGATTGCAAATTAGCCCAATCGTATGGTAACCCTGACATACAACCAAAAAAGTCTGAGAACGTATATAAATTGTTAGTTCCGGTACCCAGTGCCACTAAAGATAATGCAGTCTGTGCTTCTGCTGCATCGGTGGGTATATTAGTGCCATTAGTTAATGGTAGACCTTCAATAGTCTCTAAGCTAGTAACTACTTGTGCAAATTTTTCTATATTAATTTTTCTTATATTTTTTACTTGCTGCATCGTTGCACTAAACGCGCCAGCAGCAGTAGCGATATCATTGGGTAATATACCATCAAGATATGATCCAAATCCTTCAGGTAAAGTCTGTAAATTATTCTGAATAATCGTATTAGCAGTAGTAGAATTATTAACAATTGTAGTTGAAATGGTATTAGTATTAGCAGTAACATTAAATGCATCACCGGTGGTACTTGCCCTATTAGTGTTTTTAAAAGTATTATAGCTACTAGAGCTTCCGTCAAGCAATGATAAGAAATTATTTACTGTTGTCATTATATGTCACCTGCCCCGTTAATACTACTACCAAAACTTTTTAGTATAAGTTGTATATTAAATAGTAAAACTAATGTAGCCATAATTTATTGATATCCGCTACCACTGCCTATACCACCACCACCAATACCGCCACCGGCGTCGCCGCGGGCGCCACCTTGATCGCCTGCACCATCGAACCAGCCGTTATTTTTATTTGGAATTACTGGTGGTACTGGTGGAATACTTGCTCCAATTACTGCTTTTATTGCAGAGGTAGTTAATGCAGGATTTACTGTTGTAACAGTATATATAGGATAATATGTTTTACTATTAGTTGGTCCCGGTACTGCATTATAGATTGGCACAGTTAATGTTAAATAACTTTTAGGAAACATCTTCTTAACATTCAATAAGTCAGCTAGTGTTACTAAGCCATCAGTGTTGCAATTTAATGCTACTAATATTGTAGCCAAGTCTATGCCTGCAATTACTAAAAAGGCTGAATAAACTTTTTGTTGTTGATCTTTAGATACATTTGTATTATTTGCTATTTGATTTATCTCATCACTAGTTAATCCAGTAGATAATAATGCTACAGCCAACGAAGGGGTTAATGCATTATATTTTTTAAGAGTTGCTAATAGATTAGAAGGATAACCAAATGTCCATATAGTAGATAAGTCTAATGCTTTACCTAGATTGATTAAATCTTTACCAAATACACCAGTTGACAAACTTATCCCAGTAACATCAGCAGTAATTAAATCATTCATGTTACTGTATGTACCATCCAAAAATGTCAATGAATTATACATTGCTGTAATTGATTGATTGGAATACTCAATAAATGATCCAGCACTAATGAATGATCCTACAAAGTCATTGTACATTCCAGAAAGTGCTAGTGTATTGTTATAATTAAATTCATAATATGCTTGTAGTGGAAATATTCTAATATATCCATAACTAGCATTTTCACCTGTATAAGATATATTATAACTTTCACTTTGAACATAATTAGGAGGGATACTATTACCCAATGCAGGAATAGTTGAACTACCCATAGATATAAGATTGCTATAAGTGGTTAAACTTAAGTCACCTGCATTGTATCTAACCCAACCTTGACGCATGGCGTTTGTTGCATTGTTTAATACTGTATTTGATATTATTGTACCGTAAGTGTAATTATTAGCACCAGTACTTGAACCAACAATATTAGCTGTGGGTTGATTAATCCAAAAGCCTTTGCCTTGGAGTAAACCACTCATTACGTTAACGCCTAACGGGCTTTGTTTTCCTGTATTACTCATGGTACAAATATATCAGGACTACCTTGAACGATACTATGTCCGCAAGTGTTTCCTGATCCTATTCTTAATACAGGATCACCCTCTGCGAATACGGTAGGGCTTCCTTGTGTAGTTGTGGGTGCATCATGAGGGGGATGTGGTTTGCCCCACGGAGCATGAGGGGTAATTCCGCTTACATGCAATCCAACAGGTATTCCATTAGCAAATACCGTAGCGGCACCGCGAATAATTGTTCCGCCTGTTTGATTTGCATCACCCTTTCTACTCAATGCTGCCATTTTACCCCATTACAATTTTCTTATCTGGTAACTTAATACCTGTTGTTGCTTCAATATACTTATCTTTGATATTGTCATCAGTGTTAGCATAAAAAGTAATCGCATTAGTATTTAGCGTAACCTTTCCACGTGCCTCTGCGGTAAACATGCTGGGAATCATCTGCATTCCCTGTTGACTTGGCGCAATTGATACTGGATCTGTTACTATAATATTGTCACGAGTTATCTCAATAACTTTAGTGATTACTTCTTCACCGCTATTCAACTTGATGGTATATATTTTTCCTGCTTCCATTAGATACTTTCTGTTAGTTTTTTCTTGAGTTCTGTAAACCCACCCACAAGTTCTCCGTCTATGAAGATTTGTGGAACTGTACGAGCAGTTGGTACTGCTTCTAGTAATTCTTCTTTTGTATAACCGTCACCGATTTTCTTTTCTTCAAACATTATCCCTTTGCTCTTTAACAAGGCTTTTGCCTGGTCGCAATAAGGGCAGTGGTAACGGGACCAAATAACTGCTTTCATTTTTTTTCCTTTTATAAATTTGGTAACTGATCGTAATCAAGTTGTTCACTCATTACACCCAAAACGTAATTGGTGCTTTCAGTTTCTTGTAATGCTGATTGCTTCTTACTAGTATCAACGTGTTTAGTAAACCAGGGTATAGGAGTAGATTTTAGACTGTTGCCTTGGTACTTGATACCAATCTCTTTCAATGCCCCTACTGCTGTATAATCAACAAAGTCTTTTAATACATTAGCATTTAGCCCAATAACAGGACCCTTGTTAAACAAGTAATCTGCCCAGGCTTTTTCTTCACGGATAACATCAGCATATAATGCATATACTTCACCTTCGCATTCTTGCTTAATACTAGCGAACCTGCTATCGTCTTTAATTACTTGATTGATAATGTAGGCAGTCCAGCCTTTATGGAGAAGTTCATCTTGGAGAATTAAACTGATAATATTGCCATTACCAATAAAGATTTTGTTCTCAACCATTGCTAATGAGGTAGCAAATGATACCATAAAGCGGAATGCTTCCAAAGCGTATGAAGCATGTAAAGCCATCCATATGGCTCTTACATGTTCTTGTTCGGTAACAGAGTGAAGACCAGCATATCGTGCCTGCCAGTCTGGCAATGAATTAACATTTAGTTCTTTGATACAATTAATTCTGTGTAGGTCTTCGTAATACTTACCAACACTACTAGCCATGTCAATAATTTCTTGTGTATCATGTATAGTATTGAATACATCTTTGGGCACATTATAAATGTTACGAATAATGTGACTATAACTCTTACTGTGGATGTTTGTCTCAAAGAAACTCCAGTTATATATCAATGCTTCTAATTCAGGCAAACTTACTACCGGCGTGAATACTTGACTTGGTGCTCGTCCTTGTAAACTATCTAATGCTGTTTGACGTAGTAAGTTGCTAGTGAAAATATGTTTAACTGCATCACTAGCTTCTTTGAAGTCGTTGGCATCTTTTGTTAAACTGATTTCTTCTGGTTGCCAAAAGAATCCTCTTGCTGTTTCTTCAAACTTGGCAATTTTTGGATACCTTACTTCCTCAAAGCGTTGAATAGTAACTGGACCGGCTGGGTCTAGAAACATCTTACGATTAAGATAGTCTGTCTTTGTTGTTAAGTTGTATTGTTGTTTTGACATTTATTGCCCTTTAATCTGTTCTCGTTTTTCACGATATTCTTGATATAGTTCAATTTCTTTCATGTTGATTACATAATTGACTACATGAGTTATGTGATTCTTTAACATACCCTCACTTAGCCATAGCAATCTTTGTTTGAATTCTTCCAAATTTGCACATTTCATATACTCATATGCATTCATGAGTTCTTTTCTTAGTGCTACTAATTTTTGTTGTTTGTTCATAATTTGCAGGCCTCACAATTTTCTTCATCATCAAAGTTAATAGGTTCAAGTGGCATATCAGGTGGAATTTCATCATCTGATTTGCTACCGGCCTTATTAATAAGTGAGTAGTAAAAAGTTTTTAGACCGTAATAGTGACTTTGCATCAAGTTCTTTGCTATCAAGGTAGTTGGAACTTTTCTGTCAGGAAAATGTTTGGGATTATAAAAAGTATTTACAG